TAAATCTTATAAAAAATATTGTGATAAATCTTCCATTAAAAATGAATGTATTTATATTACTCTTCCTAGTATTATAAAAGTATTTAAGGAGATTTAAATTAAATCCTTAAATATATATTTAACAATATAAAGTTGTATTAATATCTTTAAAAAGGACTTTCTTTAATTGGTACAATATAATTTTTAAACAATTGTTTAACAAAGAAGAAAGCAATTTGACATTGAATGCCACATTCTTGAATATGATTATACCAAGTAGAATTTAATTCTATTATTTTTTTATGTTTCATATTTCTTAATAAATAACCGGTTATACAATGATAATCATCCTTATATCTAAAACCTAACATTATTTGTTTTTGAATATAATTATAATATCTCACACGTTCATTATAATATCTTGGTTGATACATACTTAAACCAAATTCTGACATAACATCATTTGTTATAATTGTTGGATGAATTCTTAATATTAATGCTTTATTATCATTAATAAAATATTTTTGTATATTATCTTCTATAAATTTTTCATTTAATTCTGGAAATTTACTATCAAAAAAAAGTAAATAATCATAATCTTTAATTTCTTTATATTCTTGTGGCATTGCTTTAAGATGTTTTCCAAACATATTACATGAATATATATCATCTTCAAATTCTTTTTCAATAAAAATACCAATCCAATTAGTTTCTTTTAATTTTTCAAAAATTGTCTTATTATTCGTATAATAATAACATTTATATTTTAAATTATCTATAATCGGAATAGCAAATGCAGGATTATTATTACTACCAAAAAAATAAGTATAAAAAGCTAAATTTAAATTACTCATTATATTTAAATATTGTTATTTAAACTTTTATATATTAATAATATTAAAAAAAAGAATGAGTGAATTATCAAATAAAGGAACTAGTGCAGGTGGTGCAGGTGGTGTAGGTGGTGCAAAAACAAATTATTATGGTAAAAAATTTGAAGAAAAAACAAATAATCAAAACCGATTAATAGAAAATGATTATATTATTAATAATTTTAAAAAATCCCCCAAAAAATTATATGATTATTTATCAAAAACTTATGAAGATAAAACAGTTATATTTGTATTACAACATGGATTAAAAATATATATGAAAAATAAATATAATATTGATTTATTTAGATGTCCAGATGAAGCATATATTATTGAATATATATATTAGAAAAAAAAGAACAACGTGTTGATGGTTCGGTAGAAACTAAATTATGGTCTGGACCATCACTAAAAAGAGAATATGAATTAGTATTAGGTGAAGATTTTGAGGTATTTTATGGATTTTGTGTAAATAAATTTTTACAAAATAAACTTATTTCAAAAAATCCAAAATATATAATATTGAATACGATATTAAATGAAAATAATATTAAAGTTTTATTTGGAGATGATGAAAATTATTTTGAAACATTTGATATGTGGTTTAATAATTCTTTATAATAACTTCTTTTGTTTTTGATTCTGGATTTTTAGAATTAATTGCTCTTTTACATAAAATTGATGATATATTATATTTATCATTTGTAAAATTTTCATTAACTAAACTTACATCTGCATTGCTTAACATTATTTTTTTATTTGTTTCTGTTAAATTATGTATTAAATTAAATAAATTTATATGATTTTCTATTTTAAATCCATTTTCAGTATATCCTACAAATGATGTTTCTGTTTCAGGTGCATATGGAGGGTCTAAATATATAAAATCATTTGGTTCTGTAAATGTTAATGATATATTAAAATCACAACATTCAAATATTACATTTTGAATTAAATGATGTATTTCTTCTAAATGTTCTTTATTTATAATTTCAGGATTTTTATAATGTCCGAATGGAACATTAAATCCATTTGGACCAACTCTAAATACACCCCTAAAACAAGTTTTATTTAAAAATATAAACATTGCAGAACATAATATACTTTTTTTATCAGTTAATTTATTATATTCACTTCTTATCCAATAATAATAATTTTCTTTTGCTATTTTTGCTTCTGTTATATTTTTTGATTTTCTATTTATTTAACCATCACCGCATTCATTAAAATCTTTAATAATATTTTGCAATATTTCATATAATTCATTATGATATGTTTGAATATTTTTGTAAAGATAAATTAATGGTTCATTTATATCATATGCATATATATTACCTTCTACTTTTATAATACCGTTTTTTATATAAGATAATAAAGTTAATAAAACACTACCACCTCCTATAAATATTTCATGATAATTATTAATTTCAACTGGAAAATCCATAATAAGTTTATCCATTATTTGTGTTTTACCACCAACCCATTTTAAAATAGGTTTAGGTATATCTATTTTTTTTGTTAAAATATCTTTAACAACTTTATTTAAGTTTTCATATTTATCCATTTTTAGTTATATATAATCTAACATTTATAAATCATTTTTTTAAATCTCTTTAAATGTTTTTATAAATAATTTAGATGTTTCTTTTGTATCAATAATAGGTTTAGGATAATTAATATTTGGATATTGTTTTGTTTCCCAATTTAAAATTATTTTATTTGAAATATCTTTTAATTCAGGTATCCATTTTTTAATATAGTTGCAATCTTTATCAAACTTTTTCATTTGTAATGTTGGCGAAAATATTCTAAAATATGGTTGACTATCTGTTCCAGTTGATGCACACCATTGCCATCCTCCATTATTTGAAGATGGATCATAATCAACTAATGATTTTGCAAAATGTTCTTCGCCTTTTCTCCAATCTATTAATAGATTTTTAACTAAAAATGATGCAACAACCATTCGACATCTATTATGCATCCATCCACATATTTTTAATTGTCTCATAGCTGCATCAATTAACGGAAATCCTGTTAATCCATTTTTCCATTTTTCTAATAAATCATTATTATTATTCCATTTTATATTTTCATATTTTTTAATAAAAGAATGTCCATTTAATACATATGGAAAATAATTTGTTATTATTGCATAAAAGTCATGCCAATATAATTCTCTTATTATTCCATGTGTTATAGGTAATGTATAATATATTTCCCGAATACTTAAACAACCAAATTTAATATATGCGCTTAATTTAGTTGTTTTATCTAGAAATGGATAATCTCTTTCATTATCATAATTATCAAATTTACCTGATTTAAGTTTTTGCAATATTAATAATGCATTTTTTCGACCTCCATTAACTAAAATAAATTTATTTGGTTTTGGTCTTATAGAATTAAGAGATGATAATAATATTGATTTATCATCTTTTATAAAATTAAAAGTTTTATTTGTTATTAATGAACGTGGTTTTTTTAAAATACTTTTTTTATAAAATGGTGTAAATTTTAAATATGGTTCATTATTATCTTTAGTAATTTCTCCCATATTATGTATTGTATAATCTTCAGATGCAATAATTTCTATTTTTTTATTAGTAGCCCATAAATTTATTTCATTATCTCTTTTTTTTGCATATGGTGTATAATCTTTATTATAAGAAATAACATCAAATTTAAATTTTTTATATAATTCGTCTAAAATAGATATTTCATTATCTGTATAATAATAATTCATGAAATCTAATTCTTCTAAACTTTCAAATAAAAATTGTGCTGCATTTTTAGAATAATATTTATTTTCATTCTCATCTATCTGTTTTTTATTAAATATAAATATTGGTAATATTTCTGATTTTGGATATTTATTTTTAACCATATTTAATGATGTATTATCATATATTCGCAAATCTCTCCTAAATATAAATAAAGTTTTCATATATTATATATATTATTATGAAACAATTATTATCTTTCGATATTGGCATTAAAAATATGGCATATTGTTTTGCTATTATCAATGATAATGATAATGATAATGATAATACCAAATTTATAATAAAAAATATTGATAAGATTGATTTGAATTGTAAAAAAACAAATATTCAAAATATAATTGATAATACAATAGAATTTTTAGATGATTTGATGATTAAATTAGATCTTGAAAATATAAAAGATAAATTGATAATATTAATAGAATGTCAAATGACTTCTATAATGAGAACAATTCAAACTTGCATAAATACTTATTTTAAATTGATAGCTAAACATTTAAATTTAGATATAGAAACTATTTATGTATCACCCAAACATAAATTAAAAATAATGGATACATATACAGATATAATAGCATCAAATAAATATAAACAAAATAAAATTGACTCTATTCATTATGCAACATATTTATTAAAAAATGTTTATAAAAATGATGAGATATTAACAATAATTAATTCTCATAAAAAAAAGGATGATTTATGTGATACATTTTTAATGTGTGTTTATTATTATATTCAATTACATAAATAAATATTTATATAATATAGATTATATAATTAATAATGGCAACTAAAGAAGAAAAAATAGAAAAAGCAGATACTATATTATCATTTATAATATTAATATTTTTATTAGTATGGATTATTGGTGGTATTATTGCAGTTATTGCAAGTTTGATATGTTTAGGATATGATGCACCAATGAAAGATAAAATATTAGGTGTTATTTTTAGTATTATTGCAGGTCCATTTTATTGGATTTATTATGCATATAATATAAATTATTGTAATAATTATAAATATTATTAATATAATTAATATATAATTAATATATAGATTAATACAATGACTACAGCACAAACTCTTCAACCTATACAATTTAATAAACCTGATAAAAAGTCAAAAGATGAAGAAGACGAAGAAGATATGTATAGTGAATATAATATATTAAAAACTGTTGTTGGTGAAGTAAGAGCTCCTCTTATTTATACGATATATAGTATAATGAATAGTTCATTTTATGCAATATGGATATCAATATTTATTTTAATATGGATAATATCAGGATTTGTAGCATTTTTAGCATCATTTGTATGTTTATTTTATAATTCATCAATTGGCGATAAAATGGCAGGTTTAGTATTAGCATTATTTGCTGGTCCATTTTATTGGTTATTTTATATTTATAATAGTAATTATTGCAAAAGTTATGCTACTTATAATTAGTATAAAAATTTAATTATTTGCAATTGTTGTTAATTGTTTTATTACATTACTGTTAAAATCAGTAATTTTATTAGTTTCAATAACATTCGCTAAATTTAGCCAAAATTTATCAGATAAATATTTCTTATTATTTTTATTAATTTCTCGACATTTCTTATATAACCATTTATATAATTTAAGTTTATTTGTAATACTGCAATTATCTTTATTATATGGACATATCATTCCTTTACCTAAATCATTTTGCATTTTATCTGGTAATACTTGATAAATTTCGCAAAAAGATGTATAATTATAAGGTTTACATTGTATTTGAACGTGTTTAAAATCAGTATAAACATCACTATCATCAATAATTATAATTTCTGGATTTTTAGGTTTAATTTTATTTAATAATGGATCAATAGATTTTTTATAAGATTGTAATTTTTTATTTTTAAATTCTTTGCATTCTTCTCTCGTAAAAATAGGTCTATTTAATTTAATATTATTTTCTTTTTCTATTAATTTTATTTGTATATTTGCCCAATCTTTACTTGATGCAGTATATACATAAAAATATACATCATTTTTATATAATTCTTTCATTTTATTTATAAAATAAACAAAATAAGGACGAACTAATTTTGATTTTTCATTATAATATGGTGATAATATTTTATTAATATATATTAATTGTTTATTATTATTCATTATTTTAGCAATATTATATAATTGTAATTGATAACTACAATCACCAATTATTGTACTATCCAAATCAATAATAAAAACATATTTTTTCATTATTATCTGTATAATGTTTAGAATATAAATGTTAAAAAATAAAAAATTAACAAAAAAAGAATTATGCGATAAATGGCTTATTAATAAAACTATTAATCCTGAAACATCGCGCAAAATTAAAGAAAATGGAGAAGTATATAAGAAATTATCAAAATTATGTTCCTTAAATCAAAAATTAACAAAAAAAGAATTATGCGATAAATGGCTTATTAATAAAACTATTAATCCTGAAACATCGCGCAAAATTAAAGAAAATGGAGAAGTATATAAGAAATTATCAAAATTATGTTCAGTAAAATCATCATCTTCATTTAAAACAGTAGTATCTGAAAAATCAGATAATAGAAAGATTAAAGCTTTTAAGAAAATACATAATTTATTTATACCTTATATTAAACGTATATCAGCAAATATAATTGATAGAATAAATTATTTTAATATTATGAAAAAATATTTATTATCTATAAAAGAAACAAAAAATTGTTTGAGATTATATAATATTGATTCAAAAACAAATAAACCAATATATAGAGTTGGAACTAAAATAATATTAGATAAACAAATTGGCTCAGAAAGTGTATATGGAATTGTATTTTTGGCACATTTTAAATCTAATATTAAATATGGAACAAAATTTGATAAATTAAATAAATTTGCAGTTAAAATAACAAATCAAACAAATTCAAATAAGAAAGAAATTTTAATTTTAGAAAAATTAACACAAGAAGTTAAAAATTTTAAATGTCCTCATTTTCCTATTTCATATGGATCATTGAGATGTAATAATTCTCGCGCTAAAAGTAATAATTCTGATGATTATTCAATTGTTAAAGATAAACATAAAAAGAAAAAACTTTTTCCAAAATTAGTTAATAATAATAAATCATTATTAATCCAACTTAATGAATTAGCATCAGGCGATCTAAAATATAATTTAACATCTCGCGAAAATACTGATATATTTAATACAATAACACAAATTTTAATATCTATAATGTTTTTTCAGGATAGAATGCAATCATATCATACAGATACTCATGCTGGTAATTTTCTTTATCATAAAATTAAACCTGGTGGATATTTTTATTATAATATT